TTAAATTGCGATAAAATCAGCTAGCTTCTCAGCTACATTATCGGTTTGATTTTTAGATAGGTGGGTGTATAAATCCATTGTAATTGATATCTTGGCATGACCTAGACGTTCTTGTGCTAGCTTTGCAGGAACTCCCGCCTCAAATAGCAATGATGCGTGAGTATGTCTAAATCCATGAGGGTTTATTTTTTTTAGATGATGCCGTTCAACGGTTCTTTTAAGCCTACGTCTAACCGTGCTTGTAAGCAGATTAAATACTCTAAAAGACCCATGTAGCGGTCTGACACTCTGCCTCATATACTCCTTAGCCAGTCGCATTGTTTCCTGATCCATGGAGATAGTGCGACTGCTTTTTTTAGTTTTGGGATTTTGAATGACCTTACCTGCCTTGGTTTGTGCTAAAGTTTTTGTTATACTGATAGTGTTATTGGTAAAATCAAAATCAGTATCATATAAGGCAACAGCCTCACCAATTCTTAGTCCACCATAGGCTAATAACCGGTAGATTAACAACATTTCTAGACTCTCTTCTTTTTTAACAATATCCAAAAAGATTAGTAATTCCTCCTTAGAGTAGAACATTTTTTCTTTATGGGCATAGGTACATCTAGCCCTTATTGTCCTATCCATTGGGTTATTCTCAATAATTCCTAAATGTACTGCAAACTTAAAAATCCTGTTGATAACACTGATGTAGCTAGCGCATGCGCTATATTGTGCTAAGTGGTTGATTAAGTTTTGACAGGCCATAACTGTTATTTTACTGATTTGTGATTTACCAATATGCGGTTTTATTGTTGATTTATAGTAGTTTTGGTTAACCAGAAATGTTGACGGTTTGACTGTATTCTTATACTGCTCAAACCACAGTCTGGCTGCGTCATCAAATGTAGTCTTATCATTGTTTTTCCAAGCGCCTTGACGCTGAAAATCATCAATAAGTTTTACCTCGGCTCTTTTAGCTTCTCTTTCTGTTTTAAAACCTTGTCTAGTTGTCCTGACTTGTTTACCAGTCACGGGATCAACCCCAAGGTATGCTCTTAAGCGATAGGCAGTTGTGCCATCTTTTTTAGTGTATTTTTCAATCATTGTTTTTTCCTCTCTCTTTGCGCTGGGGAGTGCTGATTTTGAGATAGGATATTGGCATCACCTCCTAAAAATGATATAATTAGGTACAAGAAAACGACCTTTTTAATGGTTGTTTTCTTGTACTAGATTTGCCTCACGCTCGCACCGACCAAAGTTGAGCGTGAGGCTTTTTTTGTTTTAGATTAACTATTATTGATTTTTAATTTCCTCGATTACCATTGATTAATCAGCAATGACTTAACTTATTGCTAGAATGGCATTTCGTCATATTCTTGTTTCTCAATATCCCAATTTTTAAGTAATCCTTGAAAGTAGTATGTTGATTTACCACCACAATCAGGGCAGAATCGTGAGTTTCCTGCTAGTGGTTTGTGACAACCATCTTTCAGGAAGTCTTCGATAGGAAGTGGATAACCGAAACTATTGAAGTTATTTTCGTAGTTCCCGATACAGATATTTCGGATGTAAGTTCCACAAACGTTGCAGTAGTTACCATTTTCCAGTTCTTCGTTGTCACATTTTGGGCAGGTTTCTGGGCAACCATCCTCTTTTAAAAGATATTTATTGTATTTCATGCGTTCCCTTTCAAGGTATTTATTTTCCAGATAAGCCTCTAGTGTTGTCAGTCCTTCGTACTGTTTCATTGAGCAGATATGACAGTAGTTTGAGTATCGGTTGATTTTACTATGACATGATTTGCATATCCTTGTTGACTTACTGACAGTTAGATATGGGATGAACCGTTCCTCCACAACGTGACCTTCTTTGATTACTCCAAAACTAAACATTGTATTAAGATTGTTAATAACAAAGCTAGCGACTGTGTAAGAGACTTTAAAAACGGATTGTATGAATACGGAGTCCATTTTGTTGAAGAATTGAATGTAATTCCCTAAAACTGGAAATGGAACTAGCAGGTGCTTGGCGAAAAAATTTGCTTCCGTTTCAAATCGATTATATTCTTGATCCGACAAGTTATATCTTGAAAGAATGGTTTTATCGGTTTTTTCATTATGTTTTAGAACATAGTGACCAAGTTCATGAGCAATGGTAAATCGAATTCTTTCGGAATTTGTAATTGTGTCGTTATAAAGCAGAATATAGCTTTTGCTATCAGTCTTATACCACAGTGCACCATCTTCGCTATTAAGTAAGTCACAGATTTGTAGAATAGTCATGTTATTATTCTTAGCCAATGTGGTGTATTTCATCAAATGTAAGTTATCGATTTGATTGATAATGTGAAGCAAGTCGATTGGCAAGCGTCCATTAGTATACTGATTCAAAAAGTCATAGGCTGTTATCTTGATGTTTTGATAATTAACTTTTTTAGAAGTCGTGCTCGTCGTCACCACCCCCATTTAAAATATCTTGGAACGTTAAATCCATAAGCTGGAGCAAACGCTCTTGATCAGATACACTCAATGATTTAGCTTTACGCTGAATCATTTTATATTGTAGTGTTTCGGAATCTGTCTGAGGTTGGTCATTTTCCCACCCCATAAGGTAAGACGGTGTGGTATTTAAAGCCTTAGCAATATCTTTTAGCACCTCTGGTCCGACTTTTTCTATTTCGCCTTTTTCGTATCGAAATATAGTGGAACGAGAAACTCCTACCTTTTCGGCGAGAGAATCCGCACTAATCTTCAATTCTTTTCTGCGTTGTTTAATCCTTTCGCCAACGTTCATAAGATTGTTTCCTTTCTATATACTACAATGAAATTATATAACTTCAGTCGCAAAATTGCAATATAAAAAGTTTCAAAAACGCGATTTTTTTGTTGACAAATACATCACTATGTTTTATACTTGTACCAATAAGTCGCATAAGCGCGACAACTAGAAAGGAGTATAAATGGTAAATGTTTCAAAGTTGAAAGGAAAAATTGCTGAAAGAAATACTACACAAGAATCTCTTGCTGATGAAATAGGCATTGATAAGAGTACGTTTTATCGAAAGATGAAGCGAGACGGAAGTTTTACTATCAGAGAAGCAAACTTAATTGTGTCTGCCTTAGCGCTTTCAAAAGATGAAGCGATGTCTATTTTTTTTAGTGATATAGTCGCATAAGTGCGACAACGAAGGAGCTATATGAACATAGGAGAACGATTATCAGCGATTGAGAAGCAATTGGACGAGGTATCATTGACCAAGTCATTGAATTGGAAAGTGGTAGATTAGAAATCATGGAGGATTAGTATGAACGAAATTTTTAACTTTAAAGGACAAGAAGTCCGAACAGTAACCATTGACGATGAACCTTACTTTGTAGGGAAAGATGTCGCAGAGATTTTGGGGTATGCAAAAGCAAGAAATGCAATTGCTAGTCATGTTGACGATGAAGACAAAAAGGACGCCCCGATTCAGGGCACCCTCGGCGGAACTCAAACGATGGCCATCATCAACGAGTCAGGTCTCTACTCTCTCATCTTATCTAGCAAGTTGCCACAAGCCAAAGAGTTTAAACGGTGGGTCACGTCAGAAGTATTACCAACAATACGTAAACACGGCATGTATGCGGTCGATGACTTATTAGATAATCCAGATATGGCCATCGCAGCTTTCCAGCGTTTGAAAGAAGAACGGCAGTTACGCTTACAAGCTCAGGAAGAAGTAGCACAGAAAAATCAAATTATTAGTGAGATGAAACCCAAAGCTACTTATTACGACTTGATTTTGCAAAGCGATTCGCTTGTTGCAATTACGGTTATCGCTAAAGATTATGGAAAGAGTGCTAGGTGGTTGAATACTCTTTTGCATGAGTTAAAGGTGCAATACAGGCAAGGAAATACTTGGCTTTTATACCAACAATATGCAGATAGAGGCTATACGCAGTCCAAGACACACACTATCGACGCTGAACGGAGTAAGATGCATACCTATTGGACCCAAAAAGGACGTTTGTTTATCTATGATTTACTTAAAAATAAAAAGGGTATCCTGCCTAAAATTGAGCAAGAAGATGTTGCCTAAAAACAAAAAAGTCCGACGGGAATCGGACTCAAAACAAACTTAATTTACTTAATTATATCACGAAAGGGGTGATAAATCCATGCAATCGCAACTTACTTACGATCTACTCAAAAAGCAGATAGCAGAAGAACTTTTTGATGAGTTTAAGAAGCTCATACAGGAAAAAGATTTAGCAAATCAGTGGGTCAATCAAACAACGCTCGTCACTGAATATGGCTACTCACGGCAAACTGTAAAACGCATGGAAAGCTATGGCCTTAAATCTTTTAAAAACGGTAAAGACAGAATGTATTGTCTTGCTGATGTCAATGAAATTAAACACTTAATGAAACAATAAGCGCTGGGGAGTGCTAGAGGAGTATAACATGAACAAATTAGAACTATTTTTATTAGCAACAACCGTCATCTTAGCGGTCATTGCTAGGGTGCAACACGAAGTCATAAAAAAACATAATTCACCAGAGAATAAGCGAAGAATTTTTAGAGAAGTGGCTTTAGAAAACAGCAAGAAATGGAGTGCAGAACGTTATGTCTAAATGGGAATTACAAAAACAACTACTGGAAAATGCGACAGATTTTGAGAGCACAGTTGAGGCTTTACTTGACTTAAACGAGTCTGGCGAAATATCTGATCTGGAACTCTTACTGAGCTTAAAGGATAAATTCAGAAGCTATTCCAAAGAAAAAATACGTATCCTTAATGAAATTCTCAAGCTAGGAGGCGCAGAATGATGACAACTTTTGAAAAGATTATTAAGAAAATTAATCGGATTGAGGGGGAGTTAGTTAAACCTGAAGCTGAAAGACGAGATAGCTTACCTATCCTATCTGCTCAGTTGGGTTCTATTAAACAAGATTTAAAATTGATGCTTTGGATTGAGCTACCGACGTTAAATGACGTAGAGAGATATGAAGCTCTTTATCAAGGAAATGATTTTAAATTCAGTGAAACTTTCTTAGAGCGTAAAGCGACAAGAAAAGCCTTTTGGAGACGATTAGCTAAGGAAACTTTTAAAGAAGACCAGGATAGGAGGAACTTTGTTAAGTTGGCTGAGAAAGAATTTAAAGGTGCAACTTTGTCATGGCAAGAATTTTTGTGGGGTAAAAAGAAATGAATATATCACTAAAATTTATTGATGAAACCCTAGCTGGCTTAAATGATATTTTACGTCAGGGGGGGGGCTCTTGCTCCCAAAACCAAGCCTTAGCAGACGCAGTTTTTATACTAACAGCTTTAAAACAAGTAATTGAGGAGAGAAAATGAACTATTTAGAATACGCACTAGTTTATCTTGAACGTGAGTTAGAAATTATTGATAACGAAGTTATCGAAGTTGAGTTGCCGGGCGGAGATTGGGAGTTTGTGCCTAATCCCTACTACGAGAAAGGTCTACATGATAGCCCACACTATCGTAGTCAGGTTGCTAAAGACATTCTTGATATTAAAGGACTTTTGGGGAGGTGAGGCTATTGATTGCATCAAAAAAGACGGCTTAGGAAACCGTCAACAATTATACACAATTAAATTATAACACAGAAAGAGAGAAACACAATGATTGAAGTAACTTTTAAAGCAGAGAGCATGGCAGGTGTTTTCGATGCTATGCGTGAAGCTCTGGATATGCCGAAGACAGTAACCAAGGATGTTGTTGAAGAAAAACCAGCTCCTAAAAAGAAAGAAGAGTCTGTAACTTTGACATTAGCTGATATTAAGAAAATGGCTAAAGCCAAGGTTGAAGAAGGGAAGTCAAAGGACATCAAGGAAGTCTTGAAAGAGATGAACGTCGCAAAAGTTGGTGAACTTGAAGAATACCAGTTTGCTGAGTTTGTTGAGAAGTTGGAGGCCCTCTAATGCCAGTAGAAAATCACGCACTACTGTCTGCTTCTAGTGCTCACAGATGGCTTTATTGCCCTATGCTGCCGAGATTAGAAGCAGACTATCCTAGCCGCGATACCGTATACACTCAAGAGGGCACAAGCGCCCATGAGCTTTCTGAAATCAAACTGATGTACAAGTCTGGTAAAATCACCAAGCGTAAATTTAACACGTTAACCAAGGCTTTTAAGGAAAACTCAGACTTCTACAACGAAGAGATGGAAGAGATGACGGAACTTTACACAGATATTGTTATGGAGCACCTAAATGCTTATGAGAACGCCGAAATTGAACTTGAAAAACGGGTTGATTTTAGCGACTGGGTGCCTGGCGGTTTTGGGACTTCGGATGTTGTCATTTTAGCGGATGGGGTCATTGAAATTATTGATCTTAAGTATGGCAAGGGCATGCCTGTGTCTGCTAACCAAAACCCACAGATGGGGCTGTACGCTCTAGGAGCTTATGCTTCCTACGATATGGTTTATGACTTTGACCGTATCAAAATGACCATTATTCAGCCACGTTTAGATTCGGTTAGTTCTGTTGACATTTACGTGGAGGAGTTACTCTACTGGGCGGATAATGTTGTCTTGCCTATGGCCGCTCAAGCAGACGCAGGCATTGGTGACTGGAACCTAAGTGAAAAAGTATTGCAGTGGTCTCCTGTCGCAGCTAAATTGGTACCAAGAGCGCAAGAAAATTGGGAATTAATTGATAAATATGACTATCAGGAGCCTGTCTATTTATCTGATGAAGCCGTCGCAGAGATTCTTGACAAAGCCTCAGCTATCAAGAAGTGGGTTGAGTCAGTTGAAGCCTATGCCCTGAAAGAAGCACTCTCGGGAAAAGAAGTTCCAGGCTATAAGATTGTTGAAGGTAGAAGTAATCGAGTCATCACTGATAAAGACAAAGCAATTGATATTTTACAAGATAACGGCTTTGACGATGAGATTTTTAAACCGAAAGAGCTGTTAGCAATGGGAACTCTTGAAAAGTTAATAGGTAAAACCACTTTTGCTGATTTATTAGCAGAAGTAATTGATAAACCACAGGGCAAACCTGTCCTTGTTAAAAATAGCGACAAGCGCCCCGCATTAAATAGCTTAGAACAAGCAATTAAAGATTTTGAATAGGAGAAATTATAATTATGACACCAAACACAACTAAAGTAGTAACCGGAAAAGTACGCCTAAGCTATGTAGCTTTACTAGAGCCTAAAGCCTTTGAAGGTCAAGAGGCTAAGTATTCAACAGTTATCTTAATTCCAAAAACAGACAAAGTCACAATCAAGAAAATTAAAGACGCGCAGAAAGCTGCTTATGAGGCTGCCAAGGACAATAAACTCAAAGGGGTTAAATGGGAGCGCGTTAAGACAACGCTTCGTGACGGCGACGAAGAAATGGATACCGAAGAGCACCCAGAGTACGCTGGACACGTGTTCATGTCAGTGTCAAGTAAAACTAAGCCACAAATCATTGACAAGTATAAAAACCCCGTTGACTCAGCGGATGAAGTTTACTCTGGCGTCTATGCTCGCGTATCACTTAATGCCTATGCTTACAACACAGCGGGAAATAAAGGAATCTCTTGCGGATTAAACAACGTCCAAATTGTTGCTAAAGGAGACTACCTTGGCGGCCGTTCGTCAGCTGATGCAGATTTTGACGAGTGGAACGAAGAAGAGGACGAAGACGACATTTTATAGTAGAGGGCCTCTTTAGAGGCTCCTCATTTTTAAAGGAGAGGTATGAGACATTTAAATATTGATATTGAAACCTATAGTTCGAATGACATCAAAAATGGGGTTTACAAGTACGCTGACGCAGAAGATTTTGAGATTTTACTTTTCGCTTACTCTATAGATGGCGGAGAAGTAGAGTGCCTTGATTTGACAAGGCAGTCTCTACCTGAAGACATCAAAGATATGTTATTTGATGATAAAGTCCGAAAGCACGCCTTTAATGCCCAATTTGAAAGAGTTTGTCTCAGTCGTTACCTCGGTCTACCTTACTATCTAGATCCTTGCCAATGGCAATGCACCATGGTGCTGGCCCAAGAGTTGGGGCTGCCTTCAAGCTTGGAAAAGTGTGCGCTGTATTTAAAATTAGCGCAGGAAAAAGATACCTCGGGTAAAAACTTAATCAGATACTTTTCCCTGCCTTGCAAACCAAGTAAAGCTAACGGTGGGAGAACTAGAAACTTACCAGAACACGCCCCCGAAAAGTGGCAAATGTTTATTGACTACTGCATCCAAGACGTTGTTGTTGAGATGGCAATTGCCGAAAAACTAGAGTCAGTTCCTGTGCACGACCGTGAATGGGACTACTACGCATGCGACCAGAGAATCAACGACAGAGGCGTGGCGCTTGATAAAGAGTTAGTTGCTTCGGCCTTGTATTGCAAAGATGTTAAGATGGAAAGTTTGTCTGGTGAACTAAAAGCTCTAACAGGACTTGATAATCCTAATAGCAGGGCGCAGTTGTTACCGTGGCTAAAAGAACACGGTTATTCGGTTAATGGTCTGACTAAAGCGGATGTTGAGCAGGAGCTTAAGACGGCCGAAGGAGAACTTAAGAGAGTTTTAGAACTTAAACTACAAACCGCTATGTCAAGTCTAAAAAAATATGAAGCTATGGAAAGAGCTATGTGCTCAGACGGACGAGTTCATGGACTACTTCAGTTTTACGGAGCTAGCAGGACAGGAAGATGGGCGGGCAGAGTTGTCCAAGTACAGAACTTAGCTAGGAATTATATAAAGGATCTAGATGATGCTAGAGAGTATGTTAAAAAGCGTGATATTGATGCTGTGGAGATTTTATACGATAGTCTTAACGACACTTTAAAGCAGCTCGTAAGAACGGCACTCGTGGCCAAAGACTGCTGTACCTTCTACGTCTCTGACTTCTCAGCGATTGAGGCTAGGGTGATTGCGTGGTTTGCCGGAGAGCAGTGGAGGCTTGACGTGTTTTCGACGCACGGAAAAATCTATGAGGCATCCGCTAGCCAGATGTTCGGAATTCCAATTGAGGAGATTGATAAGGAACTACGCCAAAAAGGCAAAATCTCAGAGTTGGCACTTGGCTATCAAGGAGGTCCTGGAGCGCTCAAGCAGATGGGAGCTCTAAATATGGGAGTCAAGGAAGAGGAGCTCCAAGGGCTAGTTGATGACTGGCGCAGGGCCAATAAGAAAATCGTCCAATTTTGGAAAGATGTGCAGAGAGCCGCCATCAAAGCTATCAAATCGAGAGCACCAATAAAACTTGGAAAACTACGATTTAGATACCGTAAAGGTTTCCTCTTTATAACATTGCCTAGCGGTAGGAACTTAGCTTATGCAAGAGCCAAGGTTGAGCCAGGCGACTATGGAGACAAAATCGTCTATGAGGGCCAAGGAGATAAGGCCTACTTCACAGCGCAAGAGACTTACGGCGGTAAGCTTGTCGAAAATATCGTTCAGGCGACGGCCAGGGATATTCTAGCTGAAGCGCTTCTGAGGATTGAAGCTGCAGGCTATGGTGTTGTTTTCCACGTTCATGATGAGGCTATTATCGAAGGCTCAGGCCTGACAATCGAAGAAGTTAATGATTTGATGGCTCAGGCTCCTGAATGGGCGGAGGGTCTTCCTTTAAATAGCGAAGGCTACGTAACAAAGTATTATATGAAGGATTAGATAGATGAAGCAAGAAAAACTAATAGTAAAGTCTTCTCCTCTGCAAGAGCTTCATATCGCAACGGGTAATTCACGAACAGCTAAGACGTGGAAAAATATTACGCTAACTTGGCAGGAGCTGGTTGAGAGGTTAGAGAAACCTACAGTCACCCAAGAGACGTTTGCGGAGTACCAGAAGATGTCTCGAGCAGAAAAAGGGCAAGCAAAAGACGTAGGAGGTTTTGTCGGCGGGTGGCTAAAGCAGGGTAAACGGAAAAACGAAAATGTTCAAAGTAGGTCCTTGGTTGCGCTTGACGCAGATAGCTCAAGTAAAGATTTCTTAGATAGGCTAGACCTGCTTGCAGACTATGCATACGTACTCTACAGTACTCACAGCCACTCAAAAAAAGCTGCTAAGTACCGTCTTATTATCCCTACTGACCGTTTAATGATGCCTGATGAATATGAGCCAGTCGCTAGGTACTTGGCTAATCAACTAGGCATGTCGAACTTTGATGACACGACTTATCAAAGTGTGCGTTTGATGTTCTGGCCGAGCCACTCGAGAGATGCTGACTTTACGTTTAAATATAACGACGAGGCTTTTCTAAGTGTTGATGAGGTGCTTGATACATACCCGGACTGGCGTGACTCAAGCTTCTGGCCAGAAAGCCCGACGCACGCTGTTAAAAGACAGCGTGAAGCTAAAAAACAAGGTGACCCACTTAGTAAAAAAGGGCTTATTGGAGCCTTTTGTCGTAACTATGACATTAGACAGGCCATTGCAACGTTCTTGCCCGAGGTTTATGAAGAAGGAACGACTCCTGATAGGTACACCTACACTGAGGGTTCAACCGCAAATGGCTTAGTCATCTATGATGATGTCTTCGCTTATAGCCATCACGGGACAGATCCCGTGGGGGATACGCTTGTAAATGCATACGACCTTGTTCGTATCCATAAATTCGGAGAGCAAGATAGCGAGACTAAAGATATTACTCCTACTAATAAGTTGCCATCAAGTAAAGCGATGAATGCTTTTGTCTCTGACTTACCCGAAATTAAAGACTATTTAATGGCGGAGGCTTTAGGCGATTTCGATGAAGAGTTACCAGTCGAAGATGACAGAAGCTGGCTTGAAATTGATGAGAGGGGCGAACCTGAGGTCAATAGTTATTTGCTAGCAACGCAGATTATTAAGGAGGTTCCGATTTATTGGGACGGCTTAGAATTTTTACGCTACGACGCTAAAAAAGGCATCTGGTTGCCAAACGCAGAGGAGTATTTGAAGAGTTATATCTCAACTAAGAAACTCGGTAAAATTACTAAGATTAGGCACATTAGCGAAACCGTCGTAGCGATTAAGGCACAGGCTTTCTCAAGCGAAGTGTTTACTGAGAGCGATCTTAACAAGATAGTGCTAGCGAACGGAGTCTATGACTTGAGGGATAACAGTTTTAAGACTAAGTTTGATCCAGAATTGCATGCAAGGTCAAGCCATCCCGTTGTCTATGACCCCGAGGCGGCCTGTGAAACCTTTGAGGGTTTTCTTAGGGAGACCGTCGGAGCTGAAAATATAGATTTCATCTTTGAGTGGTTCGGCTATAACTTTTATCGCGAATATGCTATTCAAAAAATGCTATTCATCTACGGCAGCGGCGGTACTGGTAAATCAACACTGATTAATATTTTACGTGAAATGATAGGTGCTGATAATTACTCAGCCGTGACACTGCAGTACCTGATGCAAGAACGCTTTGCAAAAATCGGCTTATATCGAAAGACTGCTAACTTCGATACCGATGCTAAACCTCAATACTTAGCAGATGGCGCAACACTTAAAATGTTGACGGGGGAGGATACTATTCACGCAGACCGTAAAAATAAAGAGCCGATTAACTTTTACAATTATGCTAAGCTGTCTTTTGCCATGAATGAGCTCCCACCTATGCGAGATTTCAGTGGGGGACTTAAGCGCCGCATGATGATCCTTGAGATGGATAAGGTATTAACTCAGGAAGTTAAGGCAAAATACCCCCTAGATAAGATTATGGGCGAGGTGCCTGGTATCTTTAACAGAGCGATGGAGGGGCTTAGAAAGGCCTTAAGTAAAAGAGATTTCAGTATTAGTGCCAGCATGGGGTCAAGTGTCGAGAAATGGGAAAAAGGCAACGATGTCGTGGCTATGTTCCTTGAAGACGAGTGTGAACTTGGCGAAGACTTCAAAGTTCCTGTTAGGGATGTCTACCCAGCTTATAAATTCTATTGTCAGGATTCAGGCTACAAACCTTTGGCAAAAAATGCATTTAACCACCGACTAAGAGAGTTAAATTATGAAAATAAAAACGTTAAATCTGGAGGAAAGCAAGCCAAAAATTGGGTCGGTTTTAAGTTAAAAAGTGAGTTTTAGGGGTTACTTTTTTGGGATTAGAGTTTGGTAACCCTAGAAAAAAGTTACCAAGTTACCGGTTTTTCAAACTTTAAAAATAAAAAATTTAAAAATAATTTTTAAAAAATCAAAACTGAATTGGAAAAATCGGTAACTTAGTAACTCGACCCTTAGAAATGGGTTCGAAAAGTAGCCCTGGTAGCTTTTTGGTAGCCCTAAGAAACCTTTCATAGCAATAGCTTAGCCCCTATGGTTACCAATCTACCACTTTTCTTCTATTAACTTAAATATAAATATAAAAAATAAATATATATAAAATAAGGCATATATAAAACACATATATAAAAAAGAGAAAATAAGTTGAAAAAAACGGTAACCCTGACCTTTATTGACCAAAGGAGGAAAGATGAGGACTGAAAAAGACATTGAAAATTATTTGAAAAAGAAAACAAAAGGGCTGTGTTTAAAATTTGCAAGTCCAGGGACGATAGGAGTGCCTGACAGAATTGTTGTCATGAACACGGGAACCTTTTTTGTAGAGGTCAAAGCGCCTGGTAAAAAACCAAGACCCAGTCAAGTTGCAATGCACAAAAAAATAAAAAAGGCTGGGCAGCACGTTTGGGTTGTTGACTCCTACGAATCAGTGGACATAGCCTTAAAAGAAATGGAGAACTGGGTGTGAGACTGCATGAGTATCAAGAATACGCTAAGACATGGATAGTAGAGCACCCTTATTGTGGCCTTTTACTTGACATGGGCCTTGGTAAAACGCTGACAACACTATCGGCAATAGATGAGATTCAAAATATTTTTTCCGAGGATCATAAGATTTTAATCGTAGCTCCTAAAAAAGTGGCGGAAGAAACGTGGCCAACGGAGATTGGGAAATGGCATTTTGATTTCACCTACTCTAAAGTTTTGGGGGACGAGAGAAAACGAATTGAAGCGTTAGAAACAGAAGCCGATATCTATTTGATTAATCGTGAGAATGTTACTTGGCTTGTTGAATACTACAAGACTAAATGGCCGTTTACCTTTGTGGTTATTGATGAGTTATCAAGTTTTAAGTCTAGTAAGTCAAAACGGTTTAGGGCTTTGCGAAAAGTTAGACCGAAAGTCCAACGCCTTGTAGGACTAACAGGAACCCCAGCGCCTAACAGTTTGATTGATTTGTGGCCGCAGATTTATCTGATGGACAGAGGCGACAGGCTTGAGACGAGCCAGACTCGATTTAAAGACAAGTATTTTGTTCCTGATAAGCGTAATGGTCCAATCATTTACAGTTGGGCACTTAGGGATGGTGCAGAAGCAGAAATCTATAACAAGATTGAGGACATCTGTGTCAGCATGAAAGCTAAAGACTATCTCAAGTTACCGCCGCGAACCAACGACGTTGTATCAGTTAAGTTATCTAATATGAAAGCCTACAAACAGCTTGAAGCTGATTTGGTGTTGGAGTTTAAAAATAAAGAAATATCTGCGGCTAATTCTGCGGTTTTGGCCAATAAATTACTTCAAATGGCCAATGGTGCTATCTATGATGATGATAAAGCAACAGTTGCTATACACGACGACAAACTTGACGCGCTTGAGAACATAGTAGAAGAAAGCCAAGGCCAGCCAATCTTAGTTTTTTACCAGTATCAACATGATCTTGAAAGACTTAAGAAACGATTTCCTCAGGCTGAAGAGCTGACGTCGGTTGACAAGTGGAATTCCGGAAAAATACCAATTCTTCTGTGCCACCCTCAATCAGCTGGGCATGGGCTTAATCTGCAAAAAGGCGGGCATATTATTGTTTGGTTTGGGCTAACATGGAGTCTTGAATATTATCAGCAAGCTAATGCCAGATTAGATAGACAAGGGCAGACAGAACCCGTTATTGTGCACCACATTGTTGCAGAAAATACAGTTGATGAAAAAGTACTTAGGATTTTACAAGGCAAAGAAAAAAATCAGAACGCCTTACTTGAAGCAGTTAAGGCGCAGTTAGGGGTCTAGATGAAAAAAGAATATGTCGTTAGAATCTACACGGGTAGAGAAAAGAATTTTGAGGCAAAACCTCAGTTTGAAGAGAAAACCTTTACGCGAAAAGCAGACATGCTGAGGTTTTGGGATTCTTGCGAAGCAACAGTTAAAGAAAAATATACTAGGGAGCGGGAGAATGACTGAAGAACAGATGATTGATTGCTTGCTTTATGAGTTAGTAAAAAAAGACAAAGCAATCAAAAAGAAAAACATCATTATCACTGCACTAACAGTTATGCTGCTGATTGTCGTATCAGGGCTTGGCATATCACTTAAAAGTTACTACGAGCCGCAAATATACGGACTACGTGCTCAGCTAAGTAGGACACAAAAGCAGCTTAAACGTGCTAGTGATGATAGAGCTAGACAGACAAAGAGAATTGCAGAATTGACGAAAAATGGGGGATAAGGATGGACAGATTTGATAAAGCACAAGCGGCAGCGTTTGACTTGATGTGGATGTGTTCTGGTGGAAAATCCAGTCGAACATTTAAAGCGGAGGGGAAGACGTATAAGATGACTCTGGAGGAGGTAAAACTTAGTGAGCAGATTATCTAATGCACAGTTAAAAGCTTTTGACGAATGGCTGTTTGATTATCGTTTTATTGATAACAAGATCGCACTCCGAAAACTTGAGCTACAAACTGATATGAATACTGCGGTAGATAAAAATATCGGTGGAGGAAGAACAAATTTTGTTTCAAAAGTTACTGAGGATGTGGTTGCAAGGTGGGATTCAGATAGGGAACTAAAGGGTCTATCCAATTTCAAAGAAGCAGTTATTGCAACGTTAAATCTTTTGGATGAAGAACTAACTGATATTTTTAATCTTAGGTGGGGCGTTGGTTCAAGTAACACTTGGGAAGAAATTGCCTACACAAGACATCTGTCGCGTAAGTCTATTTACCGCAAAAGAGAGCGGATTCTAGAAATATTTTCCAAAAAAATAGGAATGTGACACAAAAATGTATGGAATTGTCATCTTTTTGATGATAAATTGGTAGTATGAGTTTGAAGGTAAGGCAGATAGTGTCTTGCCTTTTTGCTATGCTTGGAGGTGATGGAAAATTGAGTAAATTAACCCTAAAACAGAAGCGTTTTGCAGATGAGTACATCATCTCAGCTAACGCGACAGCAGCGGCTATTAAAGCAGGGTATAGTAAAAAGACAGCAAGGTCAATAGGTCAAGAAAACTTGACCAAACCTGACATTAAAGCTTATATAGACGAGCGGCTTGAAAAACTTGAATCTGAAAAGATTGCTACGCAAGAAGAAGTCCTACAATATCTCACTTCAATTATGCGAGGAGACCAACAAGAAAAGACGCTCATTAGCGTTGGAGAGTTTGGTCAGAAGATAGTTGACATCGATGTTGGTGCCAAGGATAGAATCAAGGCAGCTGAGCTACTAGGCAAACGGTACAGGTTATTTACTGACAAGGTTGAAATGGATGTCAGCTCAGATGTAACCATTAACGTAGGTGAGTGGGATGACGACTAAACAGCGCCCTAAAATTAATATCGTGATCAAGCATCCTAGCAAAGTTTTTAACAAACATATCTACGACAAACTTTACAACTATAGCAACTTCACGGAAGTTCATTATGGTGGGGCGTCTAGCGGAAAGTCTCACGGTGTTTTTCAAAAGATAATTTTAAAAGCACTTAACCCTAAATTCAAACATCCCAGAAAGATATTAGTTCTCAGAAAAGTCGGTGCAACTGTTAGAGACTCTGTATTTGCTGATATCATGTCTAATTTGTCGTATTTCGGCATCTTGGATAAATGTAAGATAAATATGTCGGCTTTTAGAATAACGCTCCCAAATGGCGCAGAATTCATTTTCAAGGGTATGGACAACCCAGAGAAGATTAAGTCAATTAAGGGTATATCTGATGTGGTTATGGAAGAAGCTAGTGAGTTTACGCTTGATGATTATACGCAGTTGACCTTGCGTTTAAGAGATAAGAAACATCTAGAGAAGCAAATATACTTGATGTTTAACCCGGTATCAAAAGTAAACTGGGTTTATAAAGCCTTCTTCGTTAAGACACCTAAGAATACAGTTGTCTATCAAACAACTTATAAAGACAACCGCTTCTTAGATGATGTCACGAGAGAAAATATCGAGGAACTAGCCAATAGGAATGAAGCTTATTACAAAATATATGCTCTTGGCCAGTTTGCTACACTTGATAAACTAATTTTTCCCAAATATGACAAGCAAATATTAAACAAAGACAAGTTATCATACTTGCCTTCTTTTTTGGTTTGGACTATGGATTTATCAATGATCCTTCGGCACTTTTGCATGTTAAAATCGATGACGCAAACAAGAAGTTATACATCTTAGAGGAATATGTCAGGAAGAATTTGACCAATGACAAAATAGCAAATGCTATAAAGGACCTCGGCTATGCCAAAGAAGAAATCAGAGGAGATTCGGCTGAAAAGAAATCTAATCAAGAGCTGAGGAATTTAGGTATTCCTAGAATGATTGATGTTACCAAAGGGCCTGGAACCGTTATGCAAGGAATACAGTATTTGCTTCAATATGATTGGATTGTTGATGAAAGGTGTGTCAAGACTATTGAAGAACTCGAAAATTACACTTGGAAGAAAGACAAGAAGACTAATGAGTATACCAACGAACCAGTTGACAGCTATAACCACTGCATTGATGCCATAAGATATGCCGTACAAGACAGAATATACCAGTCGGCGGATAGAAGTAAGCGCATGAAAAATGCTAAATATTATTTTTAGGAATGAGGTGAAACTTTGGAAGAAAAACAATTTTTAGCAGGAACTCGTTTTAATGAGAATGCTAATAAGCAATTTATTATGCTGCAAGAAGACTTTGAAGCAATTGACTATGAATCAAAACTTTGGATAGATCAACTTAAGAATTACATTTCAAGGTTTAAAGCAGAACAATTAGAGCGTTTGAAAGAGTTAAAGCGATACTATCTTGGGGATAATAACATCAAGTATAGACCTGCTAAAACAGATAAATACGCAGCGGATAATCGTATTGCAAGTGATTTTGCTAAGTATATTACGGTATTTGAGCAAGGTTATATGCTTGGCGTTCCCGTTGAGTACAAAAATGAAAATAAAGACCTCCAGGCAGCTATTGACCTTATGTCGGTCAGAAACAATGAGGACTACCACAACGTCAAAATAAAAACAGATTTATCAATTTATGGAAGAGCCTACGAGCTGTTAACTGTTGAGAAAATAGATGACAAAAAAACCGAAGTAAAACTCTACCAGCTCCCGGCCGAGCAAACTTTTGTTATCTATGATGATACATACCAGCGAAATTCGTTGATGGCCGTTCATTTCTACGACATAGATTACGGCTCAGGTAAACGTAAACAGATTATCAAAGCATATACTTCCGACACAATTTATACCTACGAAGACTATAACCTTGAAACAAAAGGTATGCGATTAAAAGATTATGAAGGACATTTTTTTAAAGGTGTACCAGTCAACGAATACGCTAATAACGAGGAGCGAACGGGGGCTTATGAGTCTGTACTTGATAATATTGACGCCTATGATTTATCTCAATCAGAGCTTGCTAACTTTCAACAAGATTCAGTCAATGCGTTGCTTGTAATAGCTGGTAATGCTTACACAGGAGCTGATGAGAATGACTACTTAGATGATGGCCGATTAAATCCTAATGGTCGTTTAGCGATCTCAATTGGGTTTAAAAAAGCCCAAGTGTTAATTTTAGACGATAATCCTAATCCAAATGGCGTTAAACCGCAAGCGTACTTTCTCAAAAAAGAGTATGATACCGCCGGTAGCGAAGCCTACAAAAATAGATTAGTTGCAGACATTTTGAGGTTTACTTTTACGCCAGATACACAAGATATGAAATTTTCAGGAGTTCAATCTGGTGAATCAATGAAGTATAAGCTTATGGCTTCTGACAACTATCGCGAGAAGCAAGAGAGGTTGTTTAAAAAAGGATTAATGCGACGCTTACGCTTAGCAGCTAATATCTGGGCCATCAAAGGGAATGAAGCAACTACATATAGCCTTGTAAATGATACGAGTATAGTTTTCACACCTAATCTTCCTCAAAACAATAATGAAATTGTTACAGCTGCACAAAATCTTTATGGCATTGTTAGCGATCAGACTATCTTTGAAATCTTAAATACTGTCACAGGAGTAGATGCTGAAGCAGAGCTTGAACGCTTGAAAGAAGAAGCTGATAAAAAGCAATCTTTACCGGAGCCTAGATTGGTAGGTGATGCTAGTGGTCAAGAAGAACCAACGGCAGAAAAGCCTTAATTACTGGCAAAAGCGTCAAGAAGATATTCTAAGTTATTTAGACAGAACTGATTTAGATGTCTTTTCAGAACTGCAGAAGTTATATAATGAACAGGCTTTTGAGTTACAAAAGGAATTGTTTGATTTTTATACTAAGTATTCTGAAGAGAACAAAATGACTTATCAGGATGTCGTTAAAAAACTACGTCATGAAGATTTATCAGATTACGTAGCTAATGCTAACAAGTATCGTAAACAAGCTGAGAAAGATCCTGAGCTGCTAAAACGACTTAATGAGCAGTATGTATCAGCAAGAGCTACAAGGATGGATGCATTAAATCTTGAGCTTGTTTATCGTGCGGGGATACTAAAAGGTGTACTTGATTCAGCATTTGAAAATCATTTAAAAAAAGTTGCCTCATATGCTTATAAAAAAGCAATGGGTGGACGGTCAGGGACAATCAATGGTCCAGTTTTAGAAGAACTGGTTAGAACCCCGTTTGATGGTTATAACTATTCAGAACAGTTGTGGGGCAATACTGACAATCTTGTTAAGAATCTTCAAAAGAGATTAAAACAAGGTTTTGTTCGTGGCGAGCATCCTAGAGCGATGGCCAGAGATTTAGCTAAGCGATTTAATGTTGCTAATCACAGGGCTGAAACACTAATCAGAACTGATGGAACTATGGTGATTAATAATGCTACCGCTAGGCGCTACTTGAATGCAGGACTTAAGTATTATCGTGATTTAGTTAGACTTGATGACAGGACAACTGAGATATGCCGTACAATTGCTAAAGAAAACAAAAGAAAGCTATTATCTGAGCTAAAGCCTGGAATTAATGTAGCACCCTATCATTTCAACTGCAGAACAACTATTATTCCTGATGAAGATGAGCTAAGTATTGAAGTAGAACCAATTGATGATAAAAGCACTAAGTATTTTAAGGATGTCACCTCAGATTGGATAGATGGAAATGAGCATAAACCACAACTGTCACTACTAAATGAGTACGTAAAAAATGGCACTCCTTACAAAGTAGATGGCCATAGTGTCGTTCTTGATCATTCGAATTATGAATATAGAGTTGCTAATTGGCTATCCAAAAAGACAGGATTGCAAGTTGACATGGTGCCAAGAGTTAATTCCCCTGAACATATCAAGACTCCTGATTATTTAGTTGATGGAGCTCCTTTTGATCTAAAAGAAATCACAGGTTCGGGTAAAAACGTCATTGATGGCAATCTACGAAAAGCAAAAAAGCAGGCAACTAATATCATTTTTGATATAACAAAAACCCCTTTATCATTTGAAGAGATAATGGGGCAATTAGAACATATTTATATGATAGATCGTAGGGGTCTTGATATATCAATTATCAAAAATAAAGATGAGGTATTAGCTGTATTAGAAAAAGAAGGAGGATGACCCACCGCCTCCACAGTAAACTGCTTCATGGGCGTTAGACCATCATCCTTCTTTATCTCAATTATACATCACCCTATTAAAACTATCAAGGAGGAAAATATGTTTATTTAGCAAATGGTATTAGTGGCACTAGGTGTATTGGTACTCATATTGATTGTTGGCATTGCAGCAATAGCGGTTAAGTCAATTATTGCAGAATTGAAAAAAGAAGGATAAAACAATGAATAAGCGCATTAAGAAAAAACGTAAATTGGAAACAGCGGTTGTGATGCTTGTTGCAGAGAGTGCCATGCAAGCAGAAGCTATTAAAAATCAAAACAAACAAATCATGGAGCTAAAATCAATCGTTCAACGAAACGCTCTGGCAACAAACGAAGAGTTAGCGACTGTTAAAGCTGCTACTTTAGATAACCAATCAGTTATCAAGGCAATTGGTGACACGGTTGACTATATTAAGAAAAACTACAAACGGAAGTGGGGGAAATAAAGTTTAACCGTGTCGAATTCGACCCCTTTAGAAACCAAAGTCGTAGCAATACGGCTTTTTATTGTGTCCAAACTTTGTTGATGACACTAAAAGCTACACTGTTTCGTCGCAGGACGTAAAGCTAGACTATCGGTTGGTGGCGTAACCACTAGGAGAAAGTTATGGCAGAAGAAAATGTAACAACAGAGACAACTGAGCAAGTCGACACTCAAAAAGAAGCTGTTGAACATCCTAAGCATGAATATGAGCGAACTTTTACTCGCGCAGACATCTCAAAAATGATGGCTGCTGAACGCACTAAATGGGAATCTGAACAATCCGCAGCTATTGAAAAAGCTCGTACAGAAGGTGAACGTTTGGCCAAGTTGTCAAAAGATGAGCGCGCTAAAGAGGAGGAACAAAAACGTCTAGATGCTATCGCAGAGCGTGAAAAAGCAGTAGCAGAGCGTGAGATGCGCATTGAGACGCATTCCCTGCTTGTGGAGAAAGGATTGCCATTGGATTTTATTGATATTGTTTTAGCCACTACTGCAGAAGAGGTTAAGGCCAATATTGATAATTTACAAACTATTTTTGATAAAGCTGTTGAAAAACGTGTTAACGATCGTTTAACTCAGAAACCGCCACGAACTGGAAATGGCTCGGTCGGTATGACTAAGGCTGACATCATGGCGATAGAGGATGACGACGAACGTATGCGTTTAATTGCTGAGAATCGTAACTTATTTTAAGAGGGGAATATTATGGCTGAAAAAAACTTAAACACTATGGCGGACTTAGGAGATATTAAATCAATTGATTTTGTTAACAAGTTTTCCAAAAATATTAATGATTTACTAAAATTGCTAGGGGTTACTCGTCGTGAAACATTAACTAACGATCTAAAAATTCAGACCTATAAGTGGGAAGTGACTTTAGATCAAACTGATCCTGGAGAAGGGGAAACAATCCCTCTGTCTAAGGTTACTCGAACTAAAGATAAAGACTATACAGTGAAGTGGTTCAAGAAACGTCGTGCAACTACAGCTGAGGCAATTGCTCGCCATGGTGCAGCTCGTGCTATTACTGAAGCAGATAAGCGCATTATGCGTGAGCTTCAGAATGGAATTAAGGATGCATTCTTTACATTCCTCAAAACAAAACCAACAAAAGTTAAAGGCGTTGGCCTTCAAAAAGCGCTGTCTGCATCATGGGCTAAGCTAGCTACTTTTAATGAGTTTGAGGGTTCCCCGCTTGTTTCTTTTGTCTCTCCTTTAGACGTAGCTAACTATCTTGGAGATACTAAAGTAGGTGCGGATGCCTCTAATGTTTTTGGAATGACATTGCTTAAGAACTTTTTGGGTATGCAAAATGTGATTGTTATGCCATCTGTGCCAGAGGGTAAAATCTACTCAACGGCTGTAGAAAATCTAGTTTTTGCATCTTTAAATGTTAAAGGGGGAGACTTGGGCGGCTTGTTTGCTGATTTTACTGATGAGACAGGTTTAATTGCTGCAGCTCGTAATCGTCAGCTTTCTAATCTTACCTATGAATCTGTTTTCTTTGGGGCGAATGTACTGTTTGCTGAAATTCCTGAAGGGGTTGTAGAGGCAACAATCGAAGCTGCTGCTGTACCCGGCATTGGTGGTTAAAGGCTATTTATATGGGTGATAAACAACTTATTGACGATATCAAACTCTTTATAGGTATTTCCAAGGGTGATGGTGCGCAAGATGAGATCATCACCCTTGCTATATATGAAAGTAAAGAGCGTGTGCTAGCTAAACTTAATGAATACTCAGAAACTGAAATCACCAAAATTCCTGATAGATTGAGGTTTATTGTCCGTGATGTTGCTATTAAACGGTTTAATAGGATTAATTCAGAAGGAGCCGTTGAAGATAGCGAAGAAGGAAAGACTTTTAAGTGGGACAGTTACCTTAAAGAGTATGAATCAACACTCAGAAGCGCTGCTATTGGGAAGGTATATTCAGGCAAAGGGGTAGCAAGATTTATTTAGGAGATACACAATGATCTATAAAGATAGAGTAATCTTAGTGTATGTCGATGAACAGGACGATTTTCTAGATAAAAGAACTGTTGAAAAACCTAGCGGGAAAATCCCCTGTATGGAAAATACTTTCACAAAATCTGAACAGATGGGGCTATTTGGTAAATATGATTTGAATGCTTTTAAGTTGCACTTGCAAGGCCATTACGACGGCTTTAGCAAGATTATCTACAAGGGAAAATCGAGGTTGATAAAGGGACTAGCACACCATAAAAATAGCACGGTTATTTATGTATGAGTCTTATTTATCGGATGAGAGGCCTAGATAGGTTTTTACGCAGCGTTGAGCGCAAGCAGAAGTCAGTACGAATCGCTGTAGATAAAGAGCTTAGTAAATCAGCTGCTAGGATTGAGAGACAGGCTAAAATACTAGCCCCGGTTGACACTGGATGGTTGAGAGCTCAAATCTACAGTGAGCAACAACGACTCTTACACTATAGAGTGGTTTCTCCTGCTTTATATTCTATTTATCTTGAATTAGGTACTCGTAAAATGGAAGCACAATCGTTTTTAGACCCTGCCCTGAGAAAAGAATGGCCTGTGCTAATGGCTAATATCAAAAAAATGTTTAAGAGGTGATGCATGGATTACTCACTGGAAACACTATATTTAAAAAAGGTAAAAAATAGATTGGGAGTTTTAGACATACCAATCTATTTTAAATTGCCTAAATCAGACGTTTTAGAGCCTTTTATTGTTGTAGGTACAAATATATCAGACTTGTCAAAAACAGCTCAAACTGGAGCAGTTATTGATGATTTTAGCCTGAATATCGATGCTTTCTTACCTGGCGATAGTCGTTTGGATGCAGAAGAGATAAAATCTCGCATGCTTAGACTGCTTGGGCGCAATAACCAAATAAAGGCTCAGATTTTGGTAGATAATTCAATAGGACGAGAAGTCTATAGAGTTGCTATCAACATTACAGAAACACTATTTTAAAGGGGACCTAAATGGCAAACACAAAAAAAGGAACAACTATTGAAATTACAACAGGTAAACCGATTGTAGGAAAAAAGATTTTTTACTTTATACAATCAGTTGATGCACCAAAGAAAAGTCAGGCTCTGTTGCCAGCCTATCGTACCGATGGTACTACAACCATGGGTGGTGAATACATTGATGAGCAAACCCAACAAGGTCGCGTTATTGAGAAGGCTACAGATGAACACTCTATTGATTTGACAACGTACTTTGTACCGACAGATCCATCTGTTGCTGTCATCGAGGAAGCTAAGAAAACAGGTAAATCTATCAAAATTTGGGAAGTTATTGCCGACGAAAGTGTCAAAGAACAGATTCAAATTCCTGAATCGACTGGACCCAAGAAAGATGTTTACCCTGCTAAGTTTGGGTACGCCAAGATTGACGAAATCGAACGCGGTACTGGTATTTCAGACTTAGTAGAAATGTCCTACACCGCTAACATTGTAGGGGCCTTACAAGATGGTAAATTCCCTCTCACGAAAGAAGAAATTGAAATGCTAGAAAATGTATACGGCTATCAAAATCCGGGTGATACTACTGGCGACTACGATAATATCACTAAATAGCACACAGGGGTGGCAACTGCTACCCCATTTTGATTTAAAAAGGAGATAAAATAATGGAATTTACAGCAGCAAAACGAAATATCGATATTAAATTTGATTTTAAAACTATGTTTAAGATCAATAATAAACTAGGAACAATTAACCCAGAAACAGGAGAGCGCAATGCAGATGGTGTTGGTGCTTTGTTTTTCAATATCTTAGAGCGTAATGAAAGCGCCATTGTTGACCTTGTGCGTTTATCTGCGGGAAGCGGAAAAAAAGCGCTAACTGAAGATGAAATTCTAGATGCAATTGCAGAAGCTGTTGATGAAGAAGGAACAACAGAAGGGTTGTTTGCTGAGATTGAAAAAGAAATGGTTGATTCTGGTTTTTTCAGAGCGAAGATTTTGAAATATATCGAAAACATGGAGAAATCAGCTCGTTATCTCAAAGCGAAGGACGATATGGACGCAACTCAAATCCAAATTATCGAAGATATGATTGGAAGAATGAGCAACGCAGTATCTTAGTAAATTGCGCACGGCTAGGGCTCACAGACATTGATACTATCTATAAATGTACTAAGTGGGAGCTAGAGGCTATTATGGAGGGGCTTGAGTATAAGCAGCTTGCTGAGCGCGAGAACCTCTCTGAATTGTCTCTAAAGCTTAGATATACATTAAATGCTAAAAAGGTTGATGTAGGTAAGCTCAAATACGATAAGCATAGGCTAACTATCAAAAGATCGTATCAAAAAGCTAGCCGTAGCCAAGCCGATAGTGATAGCAGTATTGTTGAGAGAATACAAATGCTTAATAATCATTTTCAAAATAGATAGATAAGGAGGAGTAGATGCCAGGAACATTTGATGGTTCTATTTTCGCTGATGTTGGTGCCAACACAAAGGACTATGAGCAGGCCATGGCTCGTATTGTTAGTACGACTCAGAATGCTTTCAGAAAAGCCCAAGATACAGCGGTTAACAGTAGTAATAAAATGGTTCAAATCATTGGACAAATCATGGCCCAACTGGCGAACAACGGCGAATCGCTCGGGAAGAGACTTGGCTCTGCCTACGCTACTGGTTTAAAACTGAGCATTGGTGAAATTCAACGCATAGCAGCTTCCATTGGCGAAAAAATTCCCGAACCCATAAAGAATGGTTTTCAAAAAGTCATTATTCCAGTTGCAAGTGTTATTGACAAAATACGGGGTAACTTAACCGGGTTCATTAATCAAACAAAAATGCAACTTCAGAATCTTGTGGATATTGGTAAGATAAGATCTGCATTTGCCAAGGCTGCGACTGGAGTTGATATCTTAACTCAGAGGGCAAGTAGTAAGCTTAATAACTTATCTGCAATATTCGAAACGGTCGCAGGCAAGCTTCCGCGACCATTCGGAACAGCGTTTAGAAAAATTGCCTCATCCGTTTCTACCCTGAATAGCTCTATACAGTCTGTTGGAGGGAAGATTTCTAATTCACTTGGTCGGCAAGTCTTGAACCCAGCCTTACAGTCATGGAATAATTTTTTTAGTTCTGTATCAGCTAAGGCGTCTGCTTTCGCAAACAAAGTGAGTACTAGTTTGTTTGGTCGGCTGACCTCAAGTTTAGCTAATTTATCAAGTAAAATAGGGAGCAGTCTTAGCAATGGTTTTAGCAGAATGTCTAGTTCTGCGGCTACTTCCTTGAATGGAATCAGCCAGAAATTCGCCAACACCTCTTCTGCTGGAGAGAGACTCAAAAGTACAGTGATGAGCATCGTGCAGGCCTTTAGTTTAATGGCTGTTGCTCAAAAAGCTATGCACGCTATTACTGGGGCAATAGACGGGGCGGTTAGTCGCGTTGATACCATGAACCGCTTTCCGAAAACGATGGCGCTATTTGGGTATTCTGCTGAACAATCTAAGGCATCAATTGATAAGCTATCAAAAGGAATTGAAGGTCTGCCAACTCCTCTAGACAGTGCTGTAAAAAGCGCTCAACAGCTCGCCATAACCACAGGAAGTTTAGATAAAGGGACTAGTTTAGCCCTCGCCTTCAATAACGCAATGATTGGTTACGGGGCAACAACTGAAGGGGCTGAGCAAGCACTCAGGCAGTTTAACCAGTCGTTGGGGTCTGGAAAAATTCAAGCTGAAGAGTTTAACTCTGTATCAGAAGCTGCGCCAGGTTTAATGTCTAAAATGGCGGAAGCCTTCGGTTTTGGTAAAAATGGCGTACAAGATTTAAAATCAGCCTTATCTGATGGCAAAATCACTGCACAAGAGTTCGCAGATAAAATGATTGAGCTTAACGATGCCCAAGGCGGATTTGCAGAGATGGCCCAATCATCGGCTGGTGGAATCCGAACTGCATGGAAGAACGTACATACCGCCGTCGTAAAAGGCGTAGCAGGTATGCTTTCAGCCTTTGATGAAGCGGCTAAAGCTAATGGCATGAAGACCATTGCTGAAACACTTCTTAGTCTGAAGCCAGCAATAACCAGTGTTTTTGATACGATTAATTCTCTTATTCCAAATGCAGTTGCAGCATTCGCTAGGCTAAAACAGTCTATCAATATTGACTTTAGCCCATTAGGCGCCAGCGTTAAAGAGGTGTTTGCTCTTATTAATACTGTTCTTAGAGATTTTGCACATACTGGTGAATTATCAGGGCAGGCTTTTGATAATCTAAAAGCAAAAATCACTTCTTTAGCCCCTAAAGTCATTGCCCTTTGGGCAGTGATGAACCCCGCTAGCGCTATATCAACGATAATGCCTTTGCTTTCTCTATTCGGAAAAGTTGCTCTAGCTTTAGGAAGCTTAGGGACTTCTGTCGGGGCGTTTGGCGGCATAATTTCTAGTGGGATAGCTAGTGCCAGCGGCGTTGTTGGTGCCTTTGCGGCAACTCTAAGCGGATTACCTGGCGTTTTTACTACCGCAGCAGGGCGTGGGCTATCTGTGCTTGGAACTATGACAAGCGCAATGTCCAGTCTTGTGAGTTTAGCACTGGCGGCCATAGGACCGGCCGCTATTCTAGGTCTTGTGGTGGCAGGACTTGGTTTGATTAATAGTCAGTTTGGCGCACAAATCGAGCAGCTACTTAACACCGCAGTTACAAAAGGTCCTGGTATTATTCAAGGCCTTGTAAAAGGAATTACTTCTAAAATACCAGTTTTGATAGCTAGTGGCACTCAATTGATTGCTAAATTTGCAAATGCTATCACAGTGTTATTACCAGTTATAATTCAAGCTGGCGTTCAGCTAATTACGAGTCTCGTCCAAGGTATTGGACAAAATGCAACGAATTTAATTAGTTCAGCAATAAAAATCATTGGTAGTTTTGTTAGTTCAATTGCGAGTGCATTGCCGCAGCTTATTTCTGTTGGAATGGAGCTATTATTAAATGTTGTCAACGGCATAGTTCAAAATATACCTCTTATTATCCAGCAAGCCCAGCAAATTATTGATAGTTTTGGGAATAGTTTACAGGCTAACCTTCCTAGTATTATTAGCAACGGTATAGCTATTTTGGTGAATCTTGTACAGGGAATTACTCAAATGTTGCCAACTGTTCTGCAGATAGCTACTCAAGTCATTACGAGTTTTGTATCTGGAATTGTACAGTTTTTACCGCAGTTACTTCAAGGTGGTATTCAAATCATTATTAGCCTTGTGCAGGGGATTATTCAAAATCTACCCCAGATTGCACAATCTGCTGTACAGATTATACAGTTTTTAGCTTCTGGACTGACGCAAGCTCTACCTCAGATTATCGCAGCAGGCATTCAGCTTGTTGCGCAACTAGCCGTAGCCTTGATAAAGGGACTTCCACAGATTATTTCTGCGGGTATTCAATTAATTATGGGGCTCGGTAAAGCCATGTTAGGGGCTATCCCAAACGCTCTTTCAGGAGTTTGGGAAGGTATTAAGAGCGGATTCAGTTCGATGTGGGACCAAATCACAGGTAAGAGTTCCACAAGTACAGCTAAAGTCTCTGCGGACGCCACGGTCATGGCCATGAATGTTGGGATGCAAACGACAGCTATGGCTAATCAAGCTAATACAGATACGACATCTATGCTTAATAGCATTAGTCAAAATACAGAGCTTGCTAATATAAACGCTACATCAAATGCCACACAGATGGCTAATAACGTTAATGCTCAGACAGGAACGATGAGTCTTCAGGGGTTGAATGATTCGATGTCTCTTGCTAGTGGCATTAGCGCTAATATGTCTGTCGCTAATATAAACGCTACTACTCAGGCTCGAGAAATGGCTTCAGGGGTTAATGGTGCGACTTCTTCAATGAATCTAGACGCCATTAATCATACGCTCAGCTTAGCTAGTGGTGTTGGTGCGAACATGGGAGCTGCTAGCACAGGTGCAACTTCTCAGGCGCAAGCTATGAGCTCAGGGGTGAGTAACAGCCTGGCATCAATGCAGTCAAACTCAACTAAAGCAGCCTCTGGTCTGTCTAATAGTGTGACAAGCAAAATGTCTTCTGCAGCAACCTCTGCAACCTCAAGCGTTAATAGGTTGTCCTCGGCGGTCGAGTCTGGCTTCAATAAGGCGAAGACTTCAGCAACAACCTCAATGAATGGGATAGCCAATGCGGTTAAAACAGGATTTAGTAGCATTAACAGTACTGCAAAGCAATCTATGGCAAACCTTGTAAGTTCAGTGACTTCTGGGATGTCTCGTGCAACCGCGGTGTCTAATAATGCTTGTCAGAAGATCCTCTCAATATTCAGGGCTTTGGCAGGGCAGATGTCTTCTGCAGGAGCTTATGCAGGTCAAGGTTTTGCTAATGGTCTAGCTAGTAGCGCAGGCACAATCTACGCAATAGCTAACAGCATTGCCGCTAATGTAGCAGCAACAATTAGACGCGCTTTAGATATTCACTCCCCATCTCGTGTCACTAAAACACTAGGTGCATTTACTGGAGAGGGGTTTGCCCTCGGTATGGCAGAGTGGATAGGTGAGATCAATAGCCTAGGTAAAGCATACGCAACAGCAGTTACTGATCAAAACTGGGGGGTAAATAGTACTGTTTCAACATCTGCTAAAGTTAATAATAGTGGAATCAATACCTCTCTTGATAATCTTAGCGAAGAGGTTAGGCAGTCTCAATTGTCAGAGCCTATCTTTGAAGTGCATAATGAGATTGTTGGAGATAAAATTTACACGGCTGTTAAAGAAAAAGAATCAAGAGAGCAATCTAAAGATTCTTATTTTGTTTTTGACTAGAAGGGAGTATTTTGGATTTATTAATAGAAAAAGAGAGTCAGGCAACTAGGTTGTCTGACTTTGGTATTTATAATATTGCTATTGAAGATAGCGCTCCTTTACTATCTGTATCACACCGAGCAGTCAAAGGAAGGAGTGGTTACATCTACGATGGGGCTACTTTTACGACTAAAACGCTTAAGGTCAAAGGAAGAGTGACGGTAAGCAACGTAGAAAGACTTTTGGACAAACAGGACGAACTAAACGCTCTGCTTGTTGTTGACGAACCTTTCTACGTGACTAAGATGTACCCTGAAAACTCAGATCTATTTAACTTTGAGCTTCCAGGGGAAAGCACAGGAGACCTGCAACTTATTGGCTCTCCTCATAAACCTTGGAAATATAGATTTAAAGTCATCTTAGACGACACTATCGCTTATGAATTTATAGGAAAAACCAGTCAAGGACTAAAATATAATCTTTCCTTCGCGCTAAGAACTGCTGAATTACCTTTCGGTGAGACAAAGCCAAAGGACATAACTCTATCAGGGGGCAGTTTTGCCTATGCAGGAACCGCTAAAGCAAGTCAGCTAGAGTGGCCTTTTATTATAGAGCTTACTCCTTCTGGAGGTCAGACTAATTTTTATATTGAAATTGATGGCAGGCGCTTTGAGTTTAAGCAGAATAGCCAGCTACAAAATAGTGATAAATTACTTTTGACAGGCATAGCTACCACACTAAACGGAAATTATGTCAATGCTAAAACGAACTATGAGTATTTTATCTTCAATCCTAATCCTAACAAGAGAATTACTTACAAAACGGATTTTCTTGGCACGATTAGGATTTTAAATTTTGTAGAGTTGTATAAATAGGGAGGTCTAATGATTACTTTTTTGGATCATCGTGACATTGAGTATGGGGTCATTAGTGTCATTAGGCATACTAATGCTGTTAATGGTGAGCGCTCAGTGAGCGGGGAAATTTATACAAACAGTGATGTCCTCAATAATATCGATAGAGGGTGGCGACTTAGATTTGAAGATGAGTATTACGTTGTTATTTACGCAAAGCCTGTTGATGTTGGTCAAAAAACGCAAGTTTCGTTTGATGCCATACACCAATTTTTTTGGGACTTCAGCAAGAGTAGTATCTATGAGGGTCTCGGAGATGGGTCTCATACCATTGATACCTATCTAGAGACAGTATTTAAAGGTAGTGGGTACCGCTATAAGCTAGAAGTAGGTGTGAACGCATTTAGAAAACAATCTTTTAATTATAAGTCCAGGTTAGATTTATTCAATGAGATTATTAAAGCGACCGGACTTGAATTTTCAGTCAGCGGGAAAGTTGTTCGGCTATTAAAAAACATAGGTACTGATCTGTCAACAGTGGTACGAAAAAATTTCAACATGAATGACCTTACCATTGAAAAAAATATTGATAGCTTTATTACCTATCAGAAAGGCTTTGGTGCATGGACCGACCCAGAGGACCACTCTAAGGGGAGACTTGAGGCGGAATACGAAAGTCCTCTTGCCAAGGAGTACGGTCGACTTGAAGGGGCGCCTCTGACGGATGAGCGCTTCACGGTGGCAGATAATCTAAAAGAAGCTTTAAAAAGTAATGTTGAAAATTCATATAAGATATCAGTAAAAATTGATATGGAAGATTTAACGAGAGCTGGGTATAGATGTGAGAGGCCGGTTGCTGGTGACTACATTATGGCGATAAATGAGACTTTAGGTTTTCAAGAGCGTATACGGATAGTTTCTTTTACAAGCTACTACGACGCAACTGGAGCTTTAGTAAAACATGAAGTCACTTGTAATGATATCGGATCTGTGAAAAAACAAAGCGTAGGAAGTCTGTCTATAAACAGTAGAATCAATCAGATAGATGCAGATATTGCTTCTGCAATTGAAGTAGCAACACAAGCACTAGTATCTGCTGACGGGAAAAATACTGTTTACGGTGGCACAGAAATGCCCAAAGATGAACCAAAAGGAACCTTAAAAAAAGGAGACATATTATTCCTAAAAGTTGGCGATACTACTAGAATGTATTTCTGGAATGGTGCTGAGTGGGAAGAACCTGAGGTTGTGAACGACCCAGAACGATGGCGTGAAGACCTCGAAAAACAAATCTCTGAGGCGATCGAAAAAGCTAAAAAAGCGCAGGAAGAAATTAACCAGCGTACTGACAAAGAGCTAGAGGAATTCCGAGCCACCCTCAAAAACCTAGCGTTACCAGAGGAAGCGATTAAAAAAATCACCGAGGCTATCAAAGTTGATGACATCCCATCGATTAAACAGTCGTTTGATGACCTCAAAAACAAGGTCAGTGAAACGAGCGAGACATCCCGTCTAAACGCCGAAATCATAGGCACAGACGGTAAGACCCGCTACAACAAAAATTTGCTGGTTGGCGACCCTAACCGTGTAAAAACCTATGACCAAGACTATATCGAGGTAGAAGCTAATGATGGCGGCTTTAAGCGTGGCGAGACGTACACGATTAGCTTTAGTCAAACGTGTGAGCTACTCAAAAAAGTGGCTATCACATTGACGCAAATTAACAACAAGGGAGTTAAGTTAGTACTGACACCAACCAAAGCAAAAATGGATGCACAGACGTTTGAGGTCACTAAGGATAAACAGTCTATAGAGGTATATCCTTTAAGTTATACAGGCGTTTTAACTGGTGACTGGTATAAACCTAAGCAAATAGATTTAAACGCCTCAGACACGCAGGAATTGGCTCTAGAGATGGATTATAAAGATGTTGTTGACGGCAAGGATGCCACAATAACAGGGGCATGGTCAGACAGTCCACAAATAATTTTATACGGAGGTAAAAAATGACAGAAACTATACCATTAAGAGTCCAATTTAAGCGGATGAAAGCCGCCGAGTGGGCAAGTAGTGATGTCGTCTTACTGGAGGGTGAGATTGGCTTTGAGACTGACACTGGTTTTGCTAAGTTTGGCGATGGTCAAAACACTTTTAGTAAGCTTAAGTACCTTACTGGTCCCAAAGGTCCTAAAGGAGACACTGGTCTCCAAGGTAAAACTGGAGGAACTGGTCCTCGGGGCCCTGCTGGCAAGCCTGGAACGACAGATTATGATCAACTCCAAAATAAACCAGATCTAGGTGCGTTTGCACAAAAAGAAGAAACTAATAGTAAAATCACCAAATTAGAATCAAGCAAAGCAGATAAAAACGCTGTTTACTTAAAAGCAGAGTCAAAAATAGAGCTTGACAAGAAATTAAATCTCAAAGGCGGCGTCATGACAGGTCAACTACAGTTTAAACCTAATAAAAGTGGTATTAAACCCTCATCTTCCGTAGGAGGAGCGATTAACATTGATATGTCTAAATCGGAAGGTGCTGGTGTTGTTGTCTATTCTAACAATGATACCAGTGATGGGCCGTTAATGAGCTTGCGGACGGGTAAAGAGACCTTCAATCAATCAGCGCTTTTTGTCGATTATAAGGGAACAACAAATGCCGTTAATATTGCGATGCGCCAGCCAAGCACACCTAATTTTTCCTCTGCGCTTAATATTACTAGCGGCAATGAAAATGGTAGTGCGATGCAGCTACGAGGGTCAGAAAAAGCGCTAGGAACGCTCAAAATCACACACGAAAACCCAAACGTTGAGGCAAATTACGATGAAAACGCTGCAGCGTTATCTATTGATATCGTTAAAAAACAGAAAGGCGGAAAAGGTACTGCTGCTCAAGGAATCTACATTAACTCAACATCAGGCACAGCTGGTAAAATGCTCAGAATCAGAAATGAAAATAAAGACAAATTTTATGTAAATCCAGATGGTGGCTTTTGGTCATGTGCAAATTCAACTGTAACTGGTAATCTAACAGTTAAAGATCCAACATCTGAAAAACATGCTGCGACTAAAAAATACGTAGATGAAAAAATTGCTGAGTTAAAAAAACTCATACAAAAAACAGATTAAGGAGGATAAATGAGTAGAGACCCAACACTTTTAATAGACGAGTCAAATTTAAAGATCGACTCAGATGGACGTGCTTATTATACATTTACGGCTGATGATAACACAAAAAGCGTTAAAATAGCCAACGATAAATGTATCGGTACAACTCGCTTTAACCAGCTCATGATTGAGCGAGGGGGTAAACCAACTAACTACGTGGCGCCCGTGGTTGTCGAGGGGACAGGTAATCCGACTGGACTATTTAAAGACCTCAAAGAGATTAGCCTCGAGTTAACAGATACTAAAAACTCCAAACTTTGGTCAAAAATCAAGCTTAATAATCAAGGGATGATTGAAGAGTATTACAACGGTACAATAAAATCTGAGATTATCAAAACCGCAGAGGGCACGCAGCAACGTATTAGTAGCGAGACCGATAAAAAACTTGCGCTTATCAACGAGACAGTCTCAGGCATTAGACGTGAGTACCAAGATGCAGATGGACAGCTATCGTCAAGCTACCAAGCTGGTATCGAGGGGCTAAAAGCCACAATGGCCAATGATAAAATCGGTTTACAAGCTGAGATACAAGCAACCGCTCGAGGATTATCACAAAAATACAACGACGAGTTACGCAAGCTATCAGCCAAGATAACCACAACCTCATCAGGAACGACCGAGGCCTACGAGAGTAAGCTTGCGGACTTACGAGCTGAGTTTACTCGTAGTAATCAGGGTATGCGGATAGAACTCGAGTCTAAAATCAGTGGGTTGCAATCAGCACAACAATCAACCGCTAACCAAATCTCACAAGAGATAAGTAACCGTGAAGGTGCTGTCAGTCGTGTACAACAGGGCCTAGACAGTTACCAACGACGATTACAGTCCGCAGAGGGTAATTACAACAGTTTGAGAGAGACTGTAGCGGGTTATGAGCGCAGGATATCCAATCAGGATAACACTATCTCCTCTAACTTTACTCAGCTAAAGACCTTGATAGATCAGTCTGTGACCTTGGAGAAGGTCCAGTCGCTCTTGCGGCAATCTGGTGATAGTATCATGCTCGCGATTAAGGACAAGTTGCCTAAGAGCAAGATGTCTGGTAATGAGATAATCTCAGCGATTAACCTAAACTCCCACGGTGTGCAAATAGCTGGTAAAAACATCACTCTTGATGGCAATACCACTGTCAACGGCGCTTTTACCACAAAGATTGCCAACGCTATCAAAATCAAGGCTGACCAGATTATCGCAGGAGTGATTGACGCTGCTAAGATTAGAGTGATTAATCTAAACGCCAGCAGTATCGCTGGCTTAGACGCTAACTTTATCAAGGCAAGAATTGGCTATGCGATTACCGATTTGCTTGAGGGTAAAGTGATTAAGGCACGCAATAGCGCTATGCTTATCGACCTTAACAGCGCTAAGCTTGATTTTAACAGTAACGCGACCATCAACTTTAACAACAGCAATAACGCTCTAGTACGTAAAGATGGCACACATACTGCTTTTGTACATTTTAGTAATGCCACACCAAAAGGTTATACGGGATCAGCACTCTATGCAGCGATTGGCATCACGTCGTCTGGTGATGACATCAATAGTGCGTCATCTGGACGTTTTGCGGGTATGCGTTGCTTTAGGCAAGCGTCAGGGTACAACCACACTGCAAGTGTCGACCAGACAGAAATTTATGGTGATAATGTACTTATTGCAGATGACTTTAACATCAATAGAGGCTTTAAGTTTAGGCCGGACAAAATGTCAAAAATAGTCGATATGAACAACTTGTATGCTGCTGTTGTTGCACTTGGACGTTGCTGGGAACATCTGAAGAATGTTGGATGGAATACCACTCACAGCAATTTTATAAATGCTGTTAACAATGAGTTAAATACCCACGTCAATAAAATTAATTAGGAGAAAAAATGCAAGAAAAATTATTAGGTAAAATCATTAACGATTTAACAATAAAAGTCGCAAATTTAACGCTAGAAAATGCTCAATTAAAAGCACAGCATGAAATCGAATTGGAAGAACTAAACGCACAATTGGATGAAGCAACAGCACCGAAGGAAGAAGGTAAATAAACATGAGAAATTGGAAAGTAACAGGAAAATACCCACAATATGACAGCACAGGAGCAGTCGCAAGCACACATATTATTATCACTGCTGAGGATGGCTCAGTCATCTCTCAACCAATCAAGCAGGACTTAATCTCAACTAATGACACAGAGATTATCAAAGCTACTTTGGAAGAATTTAAAAAATCCGAATATGTCGAAATCGCTATGAGCGAAGCAGTTCAAAAAGTTGATGACTTGGAAAAAATCTCACAAGAAACCGCTAAGACTGCTAAAACAGCTCAAACAGCCGCTGGACTAGCTAAGGTGTCCGCAGAGCGCACGCAAAAGATGATTAACTTACAAACGATCCACATGTTAACAAGCGGAAGCAAAGTGGAACCCGATATTTACAAAGGTCTTTTAGAGCTAATCGAGCCAGCCAAACAAGGTGAGTATCAGGCTTATGACGTGTTTACTGTTGTAGATGAGTCGCACGAAGATCAAGCGGGAGAAGGGAACCTAGTCTTTGTACATGTCAACGAGCCGTTTACTTATGACAAACAAAGTTTAGAGGACTTAGAATCAGAGGATAAAGTCACAGTTATCAAATATGCGGACTTAGTTAAGCAGGATTAGGGGTGGTTAGATGCACTTTGATTTATTGCAGATTGGGGCTGCGTGTACGGCTCTCTTGTCTATCTTAGGTGTTTGGGGTTTTATCGTCTATCCCTTTAAAAAAGCTATGGAAGCCAACGAGTTTGCCATGGCTCAGCTCAAGGACTCAATTAAGGAGTTAGCTTATGAGCTTAAAAACCTTGATCGTGACCGTGAGATTACGAAAAAAATTATCGATCGCCACGAAGAGCGTTTAGGTCGCGTAGAAGACGAAGTTATTATCAACAAAGAACGTATTATTACGCTATTTAAAAAAGGAGAAGAAAAATGAATAAATGGTTTAAAAAAGTAGCAATCAAAACAATCAAAACAATGGCACAAACAGCTGTTGGTCTTATCGGGTCAAGCGTGTTGATTACGGATATTAACTGGCCAACGATGTTGTCAGCGGTATTACTATCAGGACTAACTTGTGTCCTGATGAATGTGTCACAAATTAAAGAAGAGGAATAAGCCATGCGAGCAATCACACGATTAGCATTAATACTAGCAATCGCAATACTGTATGTGCCGTTATCTGTGATTGCTCTTATCTTTTATCCGTTTTTTGAGGAGGAAGAAGAATGACAGTAGATACTGAAAAAGCCATCGCTTGGATGGGTCTTAAAGAGGGACGTGTCAGCTATTCTATGGATTATCGCAATGGCCCCGATAGCTATGACTGCTCTAGCTCTGTTTGTAGCGCATTGATTTACGCTGGCGCTAGTAATCCTGGTTGGTTACTCAATACAGAGTACATGCATGATTGGCTAATTCAAAACGGTTATCAGTTGATTGCCGAGAATGCGGATTGGGCTAGCCTACGTGGTGATGTTTTTATTTGGGGAATGCGCGGTCAATCGGCTGGCGCTGGTGGTCACACGGGTATTTTTATTGATCCAGATAACATTATCCATTGTAATTACGCTCGCAATAACATTACAATCGACAATTATAATCAGACAGCTGCAGCCAGCGGTTGGATGTACTCTTATGTCTATCGCTACTCAGGGTCACAAACTCAGCCAACAAATAAAAGCATTGATGAGCTAGCTCAAGAGGTCCTAGCTGGCAAACATGGCAGCGGTGAGCAGCGCAAAATCTCGCTTGGATTTAACTATGATGCCGTACAAGCAAAAGTAAACGAGATGCTCAAACAGCCAAAAGTAGCGGAGCAAAGCCCAGCAGTAAAGCAAGATGGCGACTTACTATTTAATGGTGCTGTGCTTAAAAAAGCTATCTTGGATAAAATTCTAGCTAAATGTAAAGAGCATGACATCTTGCCAAGTTATGCCATTACTGTGTTGCATTTTGAGGGACTGTGGGGCCAATCTGCTGTAGGCCGTACTGACAACAATTGGGGAGGTATGACGTGGACTGGCCAAGGCAACCGTCCAAGCGGTATAACGGTAACGCAAGGTACGGAAAGGCCTGCTGTTGAGGGTGGTCATTACATGCATTATGCTAGCGTTGACGACTTTTTGACGGACTGGTTTTATCTCTTGAGAGCTGATGGCTCTTATAGGGTAAGCGGTGCTAAGACTTTTAGCGAGGCTGTAAAAGGCATGTTCAAGGCAGATGGTGCTAAATATGATTATGCGGCCACTGGCTACGATAATTACCTGGTAGGAATGGCAAGCCGTCTGAAAGCGATTGAGCAGGAAAATGGACCACTTTCTAAATATGACAAACAGACTGACATCAGTGTCGGGCAGTCTGACAAGATTGATGTGGTTATTGACAGCCTTGAGATTACTATTAATGGTGTTACCTACACCGCAACTAAAAAACCAATATAGGAGGTAAAGCTCCTTAAGATAAGACAAAACCGCTCAGATTAATTTCTGGGCTGTTTTTTGGTATTAATAGTGAATGCAACAAAATTTTTACAATATATTGTGTTAAAAATGTATTTTTATATACAATTATTCAATATGTTGTGTTCGCTTGAATTTATAAGTTTCAAGACACGATCTTGTGTCTTGACATTATTTTTAAAAAAAGTATAATTATCTTAACAAGACAAACCCCCCATTCCTTTAAAGGCAGATACGTTCTGATATGGGGCTTTTTTTATATCGTTAGGAGAGTTATGAAACAACCTTTAGCTTTGACATGGGAAGATCAAATTAGGCTATTTGAAAAACGTGGATTAATTGTTAAAGCTGATGATGTAGAGAAAATCAAACACATCAGTTATTATAGAATTAAAGAATTTGCAAAACCACTTGAAGTAAAGCAACAAGATGGTGAGGAGCAGGATATTTTATATGATAATATTGAGTTTGCAGAAGTTTTGGCAAGATATTATCAGGATAAAAACTTAAGAATCTATCTACTGCACGCTATTGAAAAAATTGAAGTGTCTATTAAAACAAAAATTTCTTTTGTTTTGGGAGATAGATACGGAGCATTTGGATATTTAAATTTCTCTTCATGGGCTAATAGGAATAAGTTTACAAAATATGATATTGAAAAAAGACAATTTAGGATTAAAAAGAATTTATTGAATACTGTAAGAAAATCTCAACTAACTGAGTTACAAAAATCAATTAACCTTGATCCAGATGGATTCCCAACAGTGTGGCTTGCTATTGATTTATTGATGTTTGGTGACATCGTTTCAATCTTAACAATCATGAGCGAGAAGAACATTAAACAGATTTCTCAATATTACAATTGTACACCAGAAGAACTTGTTTCATGGCTTAAATGTTTGAATTTCATAAGAAATGTATGCGCTCATAATTCAAATGTACTGGATATTCAAATCACAACAAAGCCTAAACTTCGTTCAGAATGGAGAAATTATATTGATACAGTAATAATTAAACATAACGTGACTAAACCTTCTAATAAGTTATCCGTTATTATTGCTATTGTAGTCTATCTTGTAAATACTATTAACTCCAAATATCAATGGAGAAAAATACAGTCTAGTTTGAAGGCTCTTTGTAAAGAAGATGACAGTAGAGCAAAGCTTTTAGGTTTTAAAGATTATGATTCTGTTAAGGCAATGATTAATGGAATAAAATGCACTACTTTTACAAATTCAAAAAATAGAAATTTTTAGCAAGAATCGCCTGATACTAGCGGCTCTTGCTTTTTTTATTTGTTGTATGTTAGTATGTAGTTATCATCCATGAAAATATAAAAGCTATTTTTCCCAGCCCATGCGGCTGGGTTTTTTGTTTGCTTATAGATGCTCAAAGTGTTACCATAGAATAAAATAAAGGAGGCATATTATGTCAGAAGAAAAACTAAAAGCAAAAGTTGAACAAGCATCAGGTAGCCTTAAAGAAGGTGCAGGAAAGCTAACTGGTGATAAAGAGTTAGAGGCAAAAGGATTTGTTGAAAAAACAATTGCCAAAGGTAAAGAACTAGCAGATGATGCTAAAGAAGCAGTTGAAGGGGCAGTAGATGCTGTCAAAGAAAAACTGAAATAAAAAAACCAACCACTCAGATTAATTTCTGGGCGGTTGTTTTTTATAGTGCAGTCAATTTATGTTAAGCGGCTTCTTCAAACTCTTCGGTTTCTACGTTACTATCTTCTTCGTTTTGAGTTGAATCTAGCATCGTTCCTGTTTGGTAATCCAATTCAGCTAAAGGAGATACGTTGTCTAGTGTAACTGATGTTACGCCGTAGTTATCTACACTTTCTTTTTCACCACCTAACTTAATTTGAAGTAGATTTCCATCTTCATCAATTCCAACATATTGTAGAATTACTTGGCGAGGGACTAACTCATTTTCATGATAAATGGGAGTAACTTTATAGTCTAGCCAGAAGTTAGGATGTAAAGCTAACCAGCTGTCTAATCTGTTTTCGTAATAGAGCATTCCTAAAGGATTTCTGTCACTAAAACCGGTATTAAGGTATTTTGTCATTGTAACTAGATTTTTAGGTTCGTCATTTAAACCACTAAATTGGTAGCCAACCAGATGGCCACGATCCATTAACCAAGTTGTTTTCCCATTAGCATCAGTCAGCTTGTAGTTATGCCAGCCTGGAGGATTGAATTTAAGTCCTTTTCGCTGAATTTTAGGCTCATCCTGATCTTTAAGCTGTATGTGTGCGAAGGTTGGTCTTCGCAGATTATCAAGGTCACCCAAAATTAATTTGTAGCTACCAGTAAATGGCAAGATTCCAGGTGCTTCAGTCGCCTTCGTTCCTGACAAAATCTCCGTGGTAGTAGGGAAATTTCTAATTTTTTTGGCTGCCGTGGCAGTACTTGTTGTGAAAGTGGTTAGTATAGCTAGTAAAATGACAGCTAAACCTTGCCAAATACGACGATTTGCTTTAGACATATCCATGTCCTCCTTTAATTATTTACAGGTTAAGTATACCATTTTAAATTAAAAAAATATGAAATTAATAAAATTAATTTATAACTAACAGTATGCTAAATTTTCTTTTTATCTAATATTCGTCAATAGTTAGTGAGTTAGTTTGTCATAAAATAGATGTTATTTAATTTTAAATAATCTTTAAATTTAATTATGTTATTTCCTGTAAAATACGAATAATAAGATAAGGAGGTAATCTATGCTAACATACGACGAGTTTAAACAGGCAATTGACGACGGATATATCACAGGAGACACAGTTATGATCGTGCGCAAAAACGGACGGATTTTTGATTATGTGTTGCCGAATGAGGAGATAAAGAATGGAGAAGTCGTAGCAGAGGAAAAAGCGGAAGAAGTGTTGATGGAATTGGATAAATAA